GTTACAGCAGCACAGCTACGAAGCATACTTGGCGTATCGTCTTCCCTTTATAATGATGCATATTTAGAAGATATTTGCGATGCTTCTGAAAACACAATCTTGCCAATGCTTGTGTCTTTTGAAGCACCAATTCAGAAAGTAAAGCTAGTAGATAATGTGGCTTACTTTGAAACAGTTGGTATTCACGAATTTACAGAGGGTCAATCAGTAGTAATTACAGGCTGCGGTTCACCTTACAATGGAACACGCACAATTAACGAAGATGGCTTAGGGCTTTACACATTTACTTGCAATATTACAAACGCAGACGTTGAAGAAACTAACGTAATTCCATCCGGCAAAGCAAAGCTATCCGGTGCTTCTACTTACGTTGGCAATTCAAGCGTTGAAGCTGCGGTATTAGTCGTAGCAGTAGAAATTTTCCAAAGCCGAGTAGCACCGGGCGGACAAATCGAGGGAGTTGACTTTACTGCAACTCCATTCCGCATGGGAAGAAGTCTTTTTAATCGTTGCATAGGTTTACTTGGGCCTTACTTAGATACAGAAACGCTGGCTCAATAATGCCAACCACGATCTCAGCCGATGTTCGTGGAGCGCTAGCAACTGCACTATCAGGTGTCGCAGCAAACGTCTATAATCACGTTCCAGAAGCAATCATTCCACCATCAGTCGTTATAGTTCCTGATGCTCCATATTTAGAATTTGACACAATTGGCAAATCATCATTTCATTGCAAAGTAAACCTTACAATTTCTTGTATCGTTGCTTATAACTCTAACCCAGCATCGCTGGATAACTTAGAGCAATTAGTAATTTCTGTAGTCCAGGCTATTCCAGCAGGCTGGGATGTCTCAGTCGTGGAACGACCTGCGGTTACAGATATTGGAGCTAGCACAATGCTGGTTTCAGACATCCGCGTTAGTAAACACTACACGCAATCGTAAAGGAGACCTTAATTGGCTACAACAGTCATCACAGGCCGCGATATTACGCTAACCATCGCTAGCACAAACTACGATGCGCAGACAACTAGCGCGGTTTTATCAAACAGCCCAACCATTGACGTTTATCAGACACTTGATGGCAAGGCTTACAAGCACACTGATGATCAGTGGACATTCACAGCAGAATTACTACAAGACTGGGGCGCGACTGGCTCATTGTTCGAAGCAATGTGGGCAGCAGCAGAATCAGCACCAAATACAACTCTTGCAGTATCACTAACTGCTGCAACAGGTGCAGTATTTGCATTCAATGTACTTCCAGTATTTCCATCTGCCGGTGGTGCAGCTCCAGGAGCGCAGACCGATACTTGGACAATGACAGTCGTTGGAACACCAACCGAGACATTCAGCTAATAGTTAGGAAATCGAGAGCATGAAATTACCAATCACAATTGAATATAACTCCGGCGAGCAGGCTACATTTGTAGCCGCTCCGCCTGAGTGGGCTAAATGGGAAATGAAATTCGGTAAGACCATTGCGCAAGCAAAGGATGGTATCGGTATTTCAGACCTACTTTTCTTGGCGTATAACGCGATGAAAAGAGAAGCTGCTGGTAAGCCAGTAAAAGCATTTGAAGTTTGGATGGAAACAGTATCCGATGTAATTGTCGGTGATGATGACCCAAAAGCCATCCAAGCGGATCAGTAAATCGAATACTGGTTCAATTAGCAATTGCAACGGGAATTCCAATGCAATACTGGGAATCGGCAGAGGATGTTTTAACAGCGATTGAGATATTAAAGGAGCAGGATGAACGAAACCGCAATGGCGTTTGATAATTCTGATCTCCGAAATGCAATTAAAGCTTTTAACGTCATGGGAGATAACGCCAAAGAAGAAGCAAAACGAGTATCCAACTCTTTGGCTACTTACACCGGAGACCGAATTCGCCAAGCAGGCTATGGTCGCACAAAATCAGCGAGCGCCATTCAGCGTTTAGTTGATGGTGTACGCATTTCTAAGACATCGGTTATCGGTGAATTAAAATATGGTTTTGCTAGCCAAAAGTTTTCAGGCGGAGCAGATACAAAGCAATTATGGCCTGGCTTAGAATTTGGATCTAAACGCTTTAAGCAATTCCCAGCATATTCTGGTCGTACTGGTCGAGGCGGTACCGGTTACTTTATTTACCCTACTTTACGTCAAATTCAGCCACATATCGTTTCAGAGTGGCAAAAGGCTTTTGATAACATCATCGAAGATTGGGCTAAGTAATGGCTAAAGACACTCGTACGCTAACGCTCAAAATCCTTGCAGATGTTGATAAGTTAAATAAACAATTAGCAGCTGGTGAAAAAGACGTTTCATCATTTAGTGCTAACATTGAGAAGTTTGGTAAGGCGGCAGCAGCCGCATTTGCAGCCGCAGCAGCCGCAGCAGCAGCTTACGCGGGCAAACTAGCCATTGATGGTGTTAAGGCAGCAATTGAGGATGAAGCAGCCCAAAAGCGCCTTGCACAGGCCTTAGAAGCCGCCACAGGGGCAACCAATAAGCAAATCCAAGCCACAGAAGATTACATCGGCAAAATGCAGTTGGCTACCGGTGTCAGCGATACAGACCTACGCGCAGCAATGGGTCGTTTGGCTTTATCAACAAATAACGTAACTAAAGCACAGGAATTGTTAAGCCTTGCTCTTGACATTTCTAAGGCTCGCGGTATTCCGCTTGAAACAGTTGCCAATGCTCTTGGTAAAGCTTTTGATGGTCAAACTACGGCTTTAGCACGTCTTGGCTTAGGTTTATCTTCTGCCGAACTCAAAGGCAAATCATTTAATGATATTCAAGACCAGTTAAACAGAAACTTTGGTGGTGCTGCTGCATCCGCAGCTGAGACTTATCAAGGTCGTATAGATCGCTTAAAGCAGGCTTTTGCTGAATTCCAAGAAAATGTCGGTTACAAGATTATCCCTATTTTACAAAACTTTATTGATTTAATTGTTAATAAAGTTATTCCAAATATCGGTAAATTTATTGACATATTCAGACCAGTAGCAGACGCTATTGAACGCAACAAAGAATCATTTATTGCATTTGGCCAAATCATTGAAAAGTATGTATTACCGGTAATTGGGGTTGCTTTCGTTGGCGCTCTCAAAGTAGTGGCTTCTGTAGCTGCTGGCGTGGTTGATATTATCGGCAAAGTAGCAGGCGGTATCACTACAGTAGTTAATGGCGCAATTGCTGGTATTAACGCGCTTATTAAGGCTTATAACGCAATTCCGTTGTTGCCTAACATTCCTACAATTGGAAGTGTAAGCGCACCAAAGATTTCAGTACCATCAATTTCTACAAACATTCCAAAGACCACAATTCCAACAATAACACCGCCAACAATTACGGGTGGCGGAACTACGGGTGGAACAGGAAACGTTGCTAAAACCACAGCAGGCGCTGCATTAGATTTATCTACAATTCCTAGAACTGGTGATGCATCTGGAACAGCAGGCGCTAAAATTCTTGCTGGTTTACCAACAGCACCAACAAATAATGTAACAGTTAATATTGGCGTTGCTGGTGATCCAGAGGGAACGGCACGAACCATTGTGGATGTATTAAATCGTTCTTATGGTCGTGGTGCATTAGGGGCTGAAAGCTTAATCGGATGACCGCTTGGACACCTGACTGGAAATTAACCCTAAATGGTAGCGGTGAATTTTCCGATATAACTTTGGCTAATATGACCATTACTTCTGGTCGTACTAACATTTATCAGCAACCAGTTGCCGGATACGCATCTTTTGAAATTATTAACTTTGATGAAACTTATGTAAATTTGCATGTAAATGACCAGGTAACTATTCAGGTCAAAGATTCTACTGGTGCTTATGTCAATGTCTTTGGTGGCTTTATTACCGATATTGAGCAGGTAGTAAGCAAAGGTGGAAGCATTACAGTTACTCAGAATTATCGAGTAACAGCGCTTGGAGCTTTATCTAAATTACCTAAAGCTTTAACTAATGGCGTTTTGGCTAAAGACCAAGACGGAGATCAAATATATTCTATTCTTTCAGGTTTGCTTTATAACGACTGGAATACAGTTGCACCTAGCCTTACTTGGAATGATTATTCAGCAACCACGACTTGGGCTAATGCAGAAAACTCAGGTTTAGGCACAATTGACCAGCCTGGCGATTACGAACTTCAAGCTCGTTCATCATCAACTACTGATGCTTATTCTTTGGTGGCTTATCTTGCTACTTCTGGTCTTGGTTATATTTACGAAAATGCTTCCGGTCAAATTTGCTACGCAGATTCAACCCATAGAAGTCAATATCTAGCCGCCAACGGTTTCGTTGATTTAAGCGCTAACGATGCTCTAGCTGCTGGTATTCGCACAATTACCCGTATTGGTGACCTACGCAACAAGGTCACAATTACCTATAAAAACAGCCAACAGGCTACTGCAAGCGATGCAACGTCTATTGCTCTTTATGGCGAGCAAGGCTGGGTATTAAATACCGCTTTAGAAAATGGCGTAGATGCTACAAGCCAGGCTAACTTCTATCTTGGTATTCGCGGCTATCCGCAATCAATTTTTGATTCGATTACATTTGAATTAACCAACCCCGAACTTACTGATGCAGATAGAGACGCCTTGCTCAATGTTTTTATGGGGCTACCAATTAACCTGACCGATTTACCTAACAATATGCAAAATGGTGCTTTTCAGGGTTTTGTTGAGGGTTGGACTTTCCGCACCGGATACAACAAGCTTTCAGTCACTTTAAACGTCTCTCCATTGGCCTTTAGCTTACAAAGCAGCCGATGGGATAGCGTAGGCGCGGCTGAGACATGGAACACGCTTAATACAAGTTTAGAGTGGCTAGACGCTACAATAGTTTCCTAAAGGGGGATCATGGCAACAACAACTAACTTCGGCTGGGAAACGCCAGACGATACAGACCTAGTTAAGGATGGCGCTGCTGCCATGCGTACGCTAGGTAACGCAATTGACACATCATTAGTAGACCTTAAAGGTGGTACGAGCGGTCAAGTATTAAGTAAAGCTTCAAATACCGATATGGATTTTACTTGGGTCGCTCAGGATGATTCAAATGCAATTCAAAATGCAATAGTAGATGCAAAAGGTGATTTGATTTCTGCTACCGCTGCGGATACTCCAGCACGTTTAGCGGTTGGCGCTAATACTGCTCCCTTAGTCGCAGATAGCACTCAATCAACAGGACTTCGTTGGGATAATGACGCTTGGACTTCATATACGCCTGTTTGGACCACAAGTGGAACAGCACCATCTTTAGGAAATGGTTCAATTGCTGGAGTATATAAACAACGAGGTAAAGTAGTTGATTTTAGAATGTATATGGTTGCTGGTTCAACAACAACTTTTGGAACTGGAAATTTTTTCTTTTCTTTGCCAGTAAATGCAGCATTACAAAGTGTCGGTTCTTTGGTTTCGCAAGGATGGGCTTATGATGTATCGGCTGGTCGTTACTTTTATGTAACTGTTGATACAGGTGATTCTGTTAGCAAAATGACTATCAGAACTTTAAATTCATCAGCGACAGATGCTTATTTAAATACAGTAACGGCAACTGCTCCAATGACTTGGGCTTCTACCGATACAATTTGGATACAAGGAACATACGAGGCAGCATAATGAACAATCCAACATTTTTAACATTTAATGAAACAGAAATTCCAAACGAATGGTATTTTGAAAGATTACGCAACTGGCGCGATGCAGAATTGAAAGCAAGCGATTGGACACAATTGCCAGATGCAGCGTGTGATAAAAATGCATGGGCGCAATATCGTCAAGAATTGCGAGATTTGCCTACTCAGTCAAATGATCCTAAGAAATTGGTTTTTCCAATTAAACCATGAATTACTGGTTAAGTCATGCGGCAAAGGAAATGCGCGAGCGCATTAACCATCGCTATCCGGACCGAGATAAACGCTCGGATGGCTGGATAGGCGATGCTAAACACCGCGCCGAAAAGTCAGATCACAATCCAGATAAGACCGGATGTGTTCGGGCGATTGACATTGACCGCGATTTATCAAACCATAAATCTGAGGCCTATTATCTTGCAAATCAGATACGACAATGCGCCAAGAGAGATAAGCGAATTGCCTATGTCATCTACAATGGAAAAATTGCTTCACCCATTATGGGATGGAAATGGCGCAAGTATCGAGGCACCAACCCACACGAAAGCCACATCCACATTTCCTTTACTGCTAAAGGCGATTTGGATAAAACTCCTTTTGAAATTCCGCTACTGAAAGGCGAACTATGAAAAACCCTTATGTACTAACTGTTGGCGCATTTCTAGCAGCTTGGGCTGGCTCAGAATTTGCTTTAGATTATCGCTCAATTCTTTGGGCAGTAGTAGCCGGCGTATTTGGATATGCCACACCAACGAAAAAGTGAGTGCGCAGGACATAGCGGCTGTTGCTGCTGTTGCTTCGATCGTTATTGGTTCGTTTATTGGCTTAGTGCAATGGCTGGTAAAGCACTATCTCGCGGAACTAAAGCCAAATGGCGGCGGTAGTATGAATGACCGCTTATCGCGTGTCGAACAGCAAATAGACCAGATTTACCAAATACTTCTGCAAAAATAAGTCATGGCTTTAGCAGATGGAAATTGTCGTACCAATGGCATTTACTATTTGATAGAAGCTACTGAGTGGATAGCGAGTGCAAAACATGGCGAAGAAACGACCAAGCCGCGTTAAGACTGTACGGACAGAGGACTTTACTCCTTTGGAAATACATGCTATCCAAATCCGAGAGTATTACCTTGCTTTACGCAAGGCAGGATTTGATGTAGAAGCTGCACAATATCTGTGCGCTGCATCTGCTGGCTGGCCTGATTGGTTTACTCCAAATCTACCGGAGCATGATCCATATAATCCTGATTTCTCTCCTTACGAAGATGAGGACGATGACTAAAAAGCGAATTCTTGTAATCAGCGATTTACAAGTTCCATATCATCACGAAAAAGCAGTAAAGAATTTAACTAAGTTAGTCCAGCGTGAGAAGTTCGACCAAGTCTTATGCGTAGGCGATGAGCTGGATATGCAGTCACAAAGCAAGTGGGCTAAGGGAACGCCGCTAGAATACGAGGGGCAATTAGATGCAGATAGAGAAACTTGCAGAGATATTCTTTGGGAACTTGGGGTTACCGATGTTACCCGTTCCAACCACACCGACCGGCTATACGCTACCTTGCTCAGAGGAGCGCCAAGCCTGCTCGGATTACCTGAGCTTAATTACCCTAAGTTCATGGGGTTCGATGAGCTGGGAATCAAGTTCCATTCCAAGCCCTATGAATTCCTACCAGGATGGGTGCTAGTGCATGGCGATGAGGGAAGCCTTAACCGCAACGCGGGCGGTACTGCGGCAGGTCTAGCCAACAAGTTTGGCGTTTCAGTCGTTTGCGGTCACACTCATAGACTTGGCCTACAAGGGGTTTCTACGGGCTTTAAAGGCCGTTTTAAGACACTTTGGGGCTTTGAGGTAGGTAATCTTATGGATAGCAAGAAAGCCTCTTATTTAAAGGCTGGAGCCGCTAATTGGCAGATGGGCTTTGGCATTATTGAAGTCTATGATAAAAACGTTACCCCTATCCCGGTGCCCGTAAATGCCGATGGATCATTTACAGTTTATGGCAAGGTTTATAGATAACGGAATCGTTATAAGACACGCCGAATTTCAATTCGCTTAAATACTTGCAATTTGCAACCCTACTCATGTGGAAATTCCACAACGAGAGGAAATTATGAATTCTGATTTAATTGTTTATTTAGCCATGATTGCAGCAGCAGTTATTGGCTATGCGCTTGGCTGGTCAAATGGTTACCAGCTAGGCAAGGCGTTGGGCTTCCGCCGTGGAAAGTCGGTTGGAAGTGCGCGCTAATGACGTTCTCAACGAAGCTCACGACATCTTATTACAGCGTGAGGCAAGATACGATGACTTTCACGTTACGGCGATACGAACTGCGAGTATCCAGTCCGTTATCCATGAAGAGCGACGAACTCCAGAAGCCTTTTGTTTGGACATGGTCGCAGTCAAACTTGCAAGGATCTATAACTCACCTGACCATTTGGACAATTATCTGGACGCCATCTGCTACCTTGCTGAAGCAGCCGCTTTAGTGAAAATGAAAGAGGTTGAATAATGGCTTTTAACTTAGAAGATTATGAAACAGTAGAACAAAGACTTGAAAAGTATTGGAAAGAGAACCCAGATGGACGAATTGAAACTGAGCTTCTTGAAGCCACCGCAACCCGATTTATCGTGGTCGCTCGCATATTTAGAACAGAAGCTGATTTGCGATATTGGACAAGTGGGCTCGCTTTTGAACATATTACTGAACGAGGAGTTAATGCCACAAGCGCACTCGAAAACTGTGAAACCTCAGCTATTGGACGCGCTCTCGCGAATGCAGGTTACGCTACTAAAGGTAAGCGAGCTAGTCGAGAAGAAATGAGTAAGGTCGCTCAACCAAACAAGTTTGAGAAAAAGGTTGAGAACTTTACCCGCGAGAAAGTGCCTGTAGAAAAGCCGTCAGATCCGTGGATTATTGAGCAAAAGGAAATGCCTTTGCCAGTAGCCGATGCGGTTGCAGCGATTAACGATAATGTCGTGCCAGAAGAAGTGCCGATGTGCAAGCAACACAATAAGCCAATGATGCCTAGAACAGGCAACAAGAACGGCAAAGCATGGAAGCATTACAAGTGCGGCGGTAATTGGCCAGATGTGTGCGAAGAAATCATTTGGATGGAAATAGACAAGTCAGGCCGTTGGGTAAAACAAAAGCCACGAACACCACAAGGAGAATTAAACTAATGGGCTACCTACGAATTACAAGACCAGACGGAACAGAGATTCTGTTTGATGAAGATGATGAAATTACAATTTATGAGGTTTGCGATACTTGCAATAACCCAAGACCAAACTATGAGCTTACCAATGTGGGCGGACAAACCGATGCTGACGCCATTTGGGAATGTAAGGCTTGTCATGGGGTGAATAAGTCATGAGTTGGGTATTAAAAGAAGTCGATAAAGACGAGTGCGACATTTGCGGATCATGGGCAACTGTAAATGTCTATCGTAGGCCTTTAACCTGCGAATGTAGCAAATGTCAGCAAACTAACAGAAGCAAGTTTGAGTATTTTCATGTTTGCGGTAATTGCTTTAACCAATGGGCTAAGACTAATGCTCAATATTTGGAGCTCGACTAATGAGAATACTTGATTTATTTGCTGGAACTGGATCTGCTACTCAGGCCTTTGAGGATGCAGGACATGAAGTTATTAAGGTTGAACTTGATGAATGGTTTCCAGCTCATGAACGTAACGTCATGGAACTTACTCCAGAATACTTAGAATTAAAGTATGGAAAGTTTGATTTCATTTGGGCTTCACCGCCATGCCAGAAATGGTCAGTAGCTAGTCTTTGGAAATATTGGGCTTGGGATGAAGATTTGAAAAAGTCTGTGCCGAAGCACGAAGCAGTTTATGAAGCTATGGCTCAAATATCTTACACAATGGCTCTAATTCATGCTCTAAAGCCAAGTAAAGGTTGGATATTAGAGAACCCAAGAGGAATGCTACGCAAGTGGGAATTCATGGATAAATATCCACGCAGAACCATAACCTATTGCCAATATGGTGATACGCGTATGAAGCCTACGGATATATGGGGCGAGGTTCCTAATTGGACACCACGACCAATGTGCAAGAATGGAATGACTTGCCATGAATCTAGTCCTGCTGGAACTAACGCAGGTGGAACAGGAAAGTTAAAGAATGCACGATTACGATCTATGGTGCCTTATGAACTCGGTAAAGAAATATTAGAGGTCTTGACTAATGGTAACTAATAATCGTAGGCTACGAGGCAGGAGAACCGAGCATGTTGTTGCTAACTACTTTCGTGAGCGATGGGGAAGCGCAAGCGTAGTAAATAGTGGGGCATCTGGCAGCGATGTGCTCGGTACTCCGTTTGATATTGAGGTCAAGGCTAGAGCTGCATTTCAGCCAAAAGCATGGATAGACCAACAAAAGAAACGCGATGAGGGCAAACTAAAGTTTGTTGTAATGCGTTGTAATGGTCAAGGCGAAAACCCTGAAGATTATGTCTTTATAGCACGACTAGGGGACATGATGCCATTACTTGAAGATCGAGTGCCAAGCGATTCAATAATCAGATGTAAAGGCTGTGGAACTTGGACAACAGAGGGAAAGGTTTGCGATGTCTGCGAAATTATCAGTAAGCGGAATAACTAAATCACACAAGACAGACGAGTGGTATACGCCAATGGCCACAGTTAAGCTGATGTTTGATTTGCTTGGAGTGCGGCCTAATTCCAGCGTGATGTTTCCATTTGATACCGATGCAAGTAACTTTGTCAAATACGCAAAAGAACAGGGTAACTTCGATTACTTTTGCAATATAAAGGATTGGCTTGATAGTAATTATCCTTATGATTACTTAATTACTAATCCACCATTTAGCATAAAAGACCAAGTTATTGAAAAGTGTCTTAAATCAGGTAAACCAAGTGCTCTAGTGCTACCAATAGACGCATTAGGTGGCAAGCGTAGGCATGAACTTTACAAGCAATATGGCTATCCAACTATTTATATTCCAACTCGTAGGATTAACTATATTTCAGAAAATGGAGAAGAAACTAAATCTAATCATTTCCATAGCATTATCTTGATATTTAATGATCCAAAAGGTTCAAGGTTGCTCTGGGAGTAGCCTGTGGATAACTTCCGACACGCCCGAACAAAGGGGGACAAATATGGCTCTGACCAGGACTTTTATCAAGGTACTTGACAAGGTCATTATGCTCTGTGCTAGAGCCTTTCAGAGGCTCACCGCGAGCCGCTTGCGGCTAGCTCGCGGGGTAGCCATAGCATTGGTGGGATCTCTATGTCTAGCAACGCCGACATCACAGGCGCAAGACATGCAACAAGAATTAACTCCATTTAGATATGCATCATTCTTAACAAGCCAAGTAGAAGCTTCATGTCTATTTAAGATTGCATTAAAAGAAAGCAATGTGCGTTACAACGCGATAAACAGATCATCAGGTGCTTCAGGTGCTTGGCAGTTTATGAATACACGAGTAAGAGATTTAAGTCCACTACAACAGGTAGAATGGGCAGTACGATATGCAGAGACACGCTATGGAAGTCCATGTAAAGCATGGGACTTTTGGAAAGAGAACTATTGGTGGTAATGGCTACTTATGAATTCAAATGCTGTGGGATAACACAGGAGATTATATCGAGCATAAGAGAGCAGTTACCTAAGCCTAAATGCCAAATATGTAATGGTGATATGGTTAGGGTTTATAGTCAGTTTGGTATTAGCTTCAAAGGTGATGGATTTTACTCAACCATTAAAGGCAGTAGAACAAGTTACAACAAATGACAAAGCGCAGCGCACTAACCAACAATGGAAGCACATCACGATGGCGTAAGATTCGTGAGCGTGTCTTAGTTAGAGATAACTACACTTGTTACTATTGCGCGTGTGAAGCTACGACTGTGGATCACATAGTACCGAGACGATTAGGCGGCGATGATTCGATGGATAACTTAGTTGCTGCTTGTAAGAAGTGTAATTACAGCAAGGGGGGT